GCCATGAGTTGCCATGCTTCGTAACCGCCAGTCCTGAACAGCGGCAGTTGGTTGGTGTGATCCACATGGGTCTTCATCTGATCGATGGCGTCAATCAGTCGGCGTGAGAAACCAATTAGTCTGTTGGCTTCAACCTGTGCATTACTAATAGGAAACAACTCTAGTTGCTGTGCCATGATGGCCTCCTTAAAGTGGGGGCCGAAGCCCCCGGTTGGTTACTGTAGTTTGATGAGAACTGCTAGGGTTACTAATGCTAGGAACATGGTGCCCATGAATCCGAAGACCAGACCCCAAAAAACGTTGTGTAGCATGATGCGCTCCTGATGAACCCGAGACGGGATTGTCTCGGTATGTATATCTTATAGACTTTTCTAGGGGATAAAGCAACGTTCTCGACCCCCCACCGCACCCCCACCCCACGCGTTTTCTCAGATGGGACCCGCGCAGTCTATACACTCTGTTCCGCACAAATCACCACTATATTTTTGAGAAACTTGCTATAACCCCACTGACCCCCTATACTTAGTGGAGTACAAGGAGGGTCTATGATTAACGAAATTTTTGGTCGGCTGACTGTATTGGCTAAGGCACCAAGTGATACGAACGGCAACAGTCGTTGGGATTGTCGGTGTGAATGTGGCAAAGGAACTACCGTTTTAGGTTGGGCTTTACGTAAAGGCAGAACTAAATCTTGCGGATGCCTAGCCAACGAAGTCCGTGAAGGGCTAATCAGAAAAGCAGATGAAGAGCGGCGTGACTACACTAGAAAATCTTGGACCGCCATGATCGGAAGATGCACCAACCCTAAGTACCCAAGTTATTCAAGGTACGGCGACAAAGGCATAACTGTGTGTGATAGGTGGCGTTTTGGGGAGGACGGCAAAAGTGGTTGGCTCTGCTTCTTTGAAGACATGGGGCCAAAGCCTACCGGATATTCTATAGATAGAATAGACAATAATCAGGGATACTTTCCAGAAAACTGTAGATGGGCTACTAGGCAGCAGCAAACCGAGAATCGGTCTAAGACGTATAAAAAATCCCATGCTATAGCCAGACCACAACATGGCTAACTTTCCTGCCCATGCTATAGCCACGCTTTCACATAGCACCCCCCGGGGGGTCGAAATTCTTGACTTCTCTAATTACGTAGTTCCAGAAAGGTACCCCCCTTCAAAAAGTTTGGGTTCCCATTTAGCCGGGGTATATATAAAATAGAGGGGCAGTGTGGTCAGAGTCTTAACGCAAGCGGACTCGTACGACCAAGCACACCACTGCGTTCATGTGTCTCCTTGCCCCTTTACTTCTCCTTCAGGGGCATCCTTCGGGGGTGGCTCTGCTGGGCCACCCCTTTTTTTATTTAGAAAACTCTGATATAAACGCGGCATGTCGACATACATGCTTGACATTGAGAAGGACGTTGCACTTCCTGCCAACGCAGTGGAGGCTCTTCCTGTCATGTCCCAATCAGAGGAACTAGAGGTACGAGCACGTACTATTAAGTTGATCTCTGATCTACAGGGCAAACCGCTTGAGCCAACCGAAGGCGACAAAGATGCCGCTCGGGAATTGGCTAAAAAGATGTTGCAAGACAATGCCAACATCGACTTTAGTAACTACCGCAATGAAACCCTGGCCTATCTTGCCGGGATGGTCTCTATGTATGACCAAATGTTGGTCAAAGACCTAGCAGACTATAAGATCTACGTCGTTAATAAGTTGGTGGAACAGTCTGCCAACCCCGACCCCAAATATGCACTCCCAGCAATCAAAGCACTGGGTGAGGTTGACGGTGTTGACGCGTTCAAAAAGCGCGCAGAAGTCACTGTTCAGCACAAATCTGTCGAAGAAGTTGAGAAATCTCTGGTCCAGAAGTTAGAAAAACTAGAGAGACTGGCTCAAAAAGACAGAAAAGGGGAAGTGATCGACGTGGAAACGGTAGATGCTGAGCCTACAGAAGATTAAATTCCTTCGGGATAACCTACATCTGCTGTCTCCCGACGAGAAACGGGAGGCGCTAGAGGAGATTGCGCTTTTCGAGGCCGAAACGGTCAAAAAATATGGGCAAAATGACCTCCTGGCCTTCGCAGAACACGTCTATCCTGGCTATAAAGTCGGTGCCCACCATGCCAGACTGGCAAAAATCTTCGAAGATATAGCCAACGGCAAGAAAAAGCGGGTGATTGTGAACATCGCCCCCCGTCACGGTAAGTCAGAACTCATTTCCTACCTCGCTCCGGCGTGGTTTCTGGGCAAGTACCCCCATAAAAAGATCATCATGGCCTCGCACACTGCCGATTTGGCGGTGAACTTCGGTCGTCGGGTGCGAAATTTAGTGGCTGCAGAGGCTTACAAAGAGATATTTCCCCAGATAGAGTTACAACAGGACTCTAAATCAGCGTCTCGGTGGGGAACAAACTTCAATGGTGAGTATTTTGCAATCGGTGTTGGCGGCGCTCTGGCTGGTCGCGGTGCTGATCTATTTATTATTGATGACCCACACTCCGAGCAAGAAGCCAAACAAGGCAGGCCGGACGTTTTTCTCCCTGCTTGGGAGTGGTTTCAGTCTGGTCCTATTCAGCGTCTTATGCCTGGTGGTGCAATTATTATTGTTATGACCCGTTGGTCTAAATTGGACTTAACCTTCCGGCAACGCATTATGGCCTGAGTTCTGGGACGTTAAAGAACTTGAGCAAAAACGCATCGGCATGGACCCCAGATATTGGCAAGCCCAATATATGCAGAACCCCACCGCCGAAGAGGGTGCGTTAATAAAAAGAGAATGGTGGCAGATTTGGGACAGTGAACGACCACCGCAGTGTGAGTTTGTGATTATGTCTTTGGACGCGGCACAAGAATCGAATAATCGTGCCGACTATAATGCTCTGACCACCTGGGGGGTCTTCTTCAATGAAGAAACCGACAACTACAACATCATCCTCCTTAACGCCATCAAAAAGCGTATGGAGTTCCCAGAACTCAAGAAGATGGTTCTTGAGGAGTACAAAGAATGGGAGCCTGATTCTTTCATCGTGGAGAAAAAGTCCAACGGAGCAGCCCTCTACCAAGAACTGCGACGCATGGGCGTACCTGTATCAGAGTTCACACCAGGTAAAGGGCAGGATAAGATAAGCCGTGTGAATGCCGTGTCCGACTTATTCAGTTCGGGTATTGTGTGGGCACCAGATAAGAGATGGGCTAAAGACGTGATCGAGGAGTGTAACGACTTTCCGAGTGGAGCAAACGACGACCTGGTCGACTCTACCACCCAGGCGCTCCTGAGATTTAGACAAGGTGGCTTTATTAGACTGCCGTCTGATGAGCCGGATGAAGAACAGTATTTTAGGCGCAAACAAGCGGCCTACTATTAAGGATAGACCATGGCGATCGATAAAGCACTTAATCAGGCCCCGTTGGGATTAGATTCCATAGAGGTTGAGGAAGAAGAAATGACTATGGAGCCTGATCTTGAGATCGAGATCGAGGACCCAGAAGAGGTAAAAATCCGTGCTGGTGGCCTAGAGATTGAGATCGAGCCGGGTGAAGAAGACGAGGACGACTTTAATAAGAACCTGGTCGAGGAGATGGACGACGGCGAGTTGTCCGAGTTGGCTGGTGACTTGCTTGGCTCATTCCAGGATGACCTGGACTCCCGCAAAGACTGGATGCAGACATATGTAGATGGTCTGGAGTTGCTGGGGATGAAGATCGAAGAGCGCACGGAGCCTTGGCCCGGTGCCTGCGGTATCGTCCACCCCCTGCTGTCTGAGGCCCTGGTGAAGTTTCAGTCTGAGACCATCATGGAGACATTCCCCGCCATGGGGCCTGTCAAGACTCAGATCATTGGCAAAGAGACCCAAGAGAAGAAAGAAGCAGCCGTCCGGGTTCGTGACGATATGAACTATCAGTTGACCGAGCGGATGGTCGAGTATCGGCCCGAGCATGAGCGCATGCTCTGGGGCCTTGGTCTGGCAGGCAACGCGTTCAAAAAGGTCTACTTTGATCCGGGCCTCGATCGCCAGACTTCCACATTTGTACCGGCAGAAGACATCGTCGTGCCATACGGTGCGTCGAGC